GCTGCGTCACTACTCTGACAGAGTGGACACGGCTCATGATATCTAACAAATCCCATACATTTTTCTCCTCAAAAAATAAGGGGCCATTATAGCCCCTTTAGTTTAGTACATGATACAGCTTACATTCAAGACTCTGTAAGTACAGCATTGAGCTGTTCAGTGAGTTTAATTTCAGCCGCCTTTAAGACCATAACACGATACTCCACCGCCTCTAGATCCTTTCTTATAGAAGTGATGTGGCGCACTAGTATCTGCCCTGTCTGAGAAATATCATCAAAGTCATAAGTATTTTCACCTACCGTGATGGTTGCTTTTTCTTCTTCACTCATAGTTCATCAATCTCCTCTTCTTCTTCAATGTCAAACTCATCACCGTCCAAACTAAATGATACTAAGTTCAGTACCTGCATACCTTGAAAGTCTAGACCTTTGTAAGTAGTACCATTACGGCTAACTTCCCAAGGCTTATACTGAACCTTAACCTTAGAGCCGTTGCCTACCCTAGTATCTACTGCCGCACGGGAAGAATCCATCAAGATAGGAGGGTTACGAATCATACCGTTCGGGCCATTAACTTTACGTTTAATAATAATAGTTGGGCCTTCATCTTTGTCTATAACCTTGTGTCCTTCATCACGGAAAGCGGCTGCTTTATCTTCAGGGATTACGAGATTCACAGTGTAACATGGCTCGTAAGTTGTATTGGGGGTAGTTACACTGGCCCAATATGCGATGCCTTCAATTACCATTTTAGTACTCCGTTCGTGTTTGGTGGGTTTACTTTATCACAAGTCCAGAAAGATGTCAAGCGTGATGACGCTACCATGAACCAAGATCTTCTATAAATTCTGAAAATAATATACTGAGTTCTTCGTCGGATATATTAGTTGCTCCTGATACCTCCATATATGATTCTGCAAATACAATAAACTTAAGCTTTGTTTTCTTACTAGGGGGTGGCGCACCTATACGTAGTGCGAACAATTGACACCACCAATCATCAATCTTAATTTGAATAGTATCAAACCCAGTGTCACTCATTATGTTCCTCCAATTTAAAATAATTAGTAAGAAAAGATATACAAAACTCTTCGCCATGTTGATGTACTAAATACCTCATGTCCTCCATAAGATCATCAGGTGGTTGATGGCGACCATGATATACATCAGAGTATACCATTACATGATTGCATAAATCAATGATATGTTGCACGTTGATTCTCAAATGCTTGATCAACTACAGGAAGGAGATGTCCCTCTGTTAATAAATCTAAAAGGTACAGCATGAAATCTTCACTTGTTTCTATACCATCATCATCATCAAATTCAAAATTAAGATTAATCTTTGTCATCTGTATTATCCTCTTCAAAAGTATCAGCACTTGTATGGAACGAGATAAACTGTGGGTGGTTGTCATAGATATATACATATTGATCGTACATTTTATAAATAGTACATGCTCCATACTCATGGTGCTGAGAGCGTTTAACCGTAGCAACATGATCACCCTCAGGCATAGTGAATGGTGCGGGTTCATTAGTATTGAACATGTCACCGCTTAGTGCATAGCTTAGATCTTTAAATAGGCTAACCATTGTCATATCCTTCTGATGATTTAATAAAACTTGCTAGTGTGTAGTCAGTAAACTGTTCAGGTGGTTCGGGTGTTATCCAAGCCCTAGCCAACAACGCAGCACCTTCTTTACTGAACCCCTGTTGATAAGAAAGTTTAGCACGGTTAGTCCTGTCAGCATCTGTTAGTTTTTTCTTGTTCATTACTTCACATCCTCTGGATATACAAATTCAAATGGTGCACCTACTGCTGTCCAGCTATACCCAAAATCTACAGATTCAAGTCCTCTATAGTACCCGTAGTTTTGTAGCATGGTATGCCCATCACTATGCTCCCACATCTGCATCATCGCCTTCTTAGGTGGTAGTGGTAAGTACTTATTAATCTGACCCAACTTTACGTACTCTTCCTTTGTTAGTGTGATATTACGTAGGTCTTTCACATCTTTAATATTCATTAAACTATATCCTTTTGATTAATACAAAGCTGTTCACAGTTGGCAAAGAACACACCGTAGTCATCTGCCATGGGCCTAGTTAGCAGATCTACGTTCAGACAAGTAGCCTCAGATTCAAGTCCTCTATATGTATATTCTGCGTGTTCAAGGCTTTCTGCGTACAAGGTTCGGATGATATATTCTTTATCAGTCTCGCCAGCTATTACGTACAGCAACAGTCCATTTTTATCCCTCATTACAGTACCTCCTTTATTGTATAATAATAACCAACTATATTAGGCATGAGTTCATCATCTCTATCTTTTTCAAGCTGGGCTACTCGCTTGATCGCATCCTCGTGTAGCGCATAAATAAACATAGCACTGCTTGTCGCAAAGGGGGTGTCGATTCTTGTACTTTCCATCACTACATATACATTCATAATATAAAACCTACCATTAATAATATAATTATAAGAACTAATGAGGCAGATATCATGCGTTTACAAAATTCTGTCTAATGGTCAGCTCTATAGTTACTTCCCCATCAGGGTGATAACGGTAAAGGCTAGTAAACTTATCTCTTAAATCTAACATTTTCTGAAGCTGATCTTTATCACTTTCTTCATCCATAAAATCGGAGTAGCAAGAAACACAAGCAAGCATATGTTTTTCTTTTTTATTGACCACATCATCTACTAATTTATATGAAATCCAGTAAGCCTCAAGTACAAAGTCTGCTTCGGTATCAATTTTCATTACTGTATATACATTCATAACTACTTACCTTTTAAAAGTTATATTAAGTGAGTAGTTTTATACCATACTCAGGGTTGAATGCTAGGCAGCTATTGAAAAGTTCCTGATAGTTTGTTGAATCTTTTCAGATCTTTTAACCTGAGCGATAGGCAGGTCTATGGTATTCGAACGGGTACCAGTGTGATGAGTAGCCCAATCAGTTAGTGCATTGTATACAGCCCAGTAGTTACTACCCATTTTCTGCTGATAATGTCCCATATATTTAGACATGACATACATGAACGAACTGTTATTATACACGGCAGGAACATCGACGATACTACTAAAGTCCTCATCTTTATCTAGCAAATCCAATGCAACTTTAGAACCTGTTGCGGTAGCGATATGTCTAACTGCTTCCTTCAAACCTACATTAGTATTTTTCCAGCGGCCCCATATATTATTCTGTTCATCCATCACACCCATAATTTTATTCATCAGGTTAGCCCCTCGATCAACATCTAAACTCTGAGTGTGTCGCGCCTTGTAGATGGCAGCTATCTCACCCAAAAATACTTGATGATTAGTACATGCATTTTGATTGGCCCCAGCGGTAGCCTGATAAGGCCAGACAGATGTATGAGAATTAATATGTAACAATTCCATAATAGCCGTGTCACCATCGGGAGTTTCTATTTGGTGATTAGGTAGCTGATGTCTCACAAAACAAACACCGCCACTATCACCAACTGCTATAGTTTCTTTGATATCTTTTAGGTTTAATTGACTACGCTCCAAAACTTTTCGAGCAGTATCAATCATAGATTGGTGAGTAACCATCTTATATTTAGAACTATGTACAGCAAGTTGATCCCCTGTATCGGCTCGGAAATACATATCTTTATTAGCCACTTCTTTTGAAGAGCCATCAGCGGTACGGAAATACATAGGAGTTTTAATAACCTCAAATGCTGCACTGCCGTAACCTGAGTCACGTAGATTATCAATGTCTGAATTATTTTTAAATAAAGAAACTACTGTGTTCATAAGAACTCCTGATTAAAAGATAAAACTATTTGTCGTTGATGTCGGGGCCACTCTATCACGGCCCGTCAACCCCTGTCAAGCCAGTAAGGTGAGCGTGTTAATATTACCAAAGAAACTAGGGTCGCTCTGTTCCGCTAGTCTTTGTTTAATACTAGAACCTTTACGAGTTAATGTGCCTATACTACCTGCCTTATCCAAGAATCTAAGGTCGGTAACATCAAAGTCATTTAAACTTGTAAGGTTATTATTAATGATTAACTTAGTAGGTATCTTAAAGTCTCCCTTAGAACCTTTAGAGTTTAAAGGTATTGCAATATTGAATCCCTTGTAAGCCGCCTCTTTAGTTTTATTAATTAACTTCTGAGTCTTGAAGGAAGCTGAATATGTTAAGTGATAATTAGACAGGGTATTTCTTTCAACCCTATGAAATACTTTAGTGTAATCATAGAATTGAATGTTAGGTAGCGATGAAATTAAATCTGAAAAGTCTATATCGCTAGTACCATTTAACCTTATGCAATACTTATCTGTCTCATTTTTAATGATCTCTAATCTGAGTCTATCCTTAAACCCATCAGGGTCTAACACATATTGTATTGTCCTGCGAGTCATAGCTTTCTGAGAGGTTAACATTGCTAAACGTCCAGACTTTTTACCTAAGCAAGGCTCTTCACAACCAGCAGGTTTAGCATGAGGACATAAAGTTTTCTTAGATACTGCATTAGATGGTTGCAAATACAGTATTCCGGTGGTATAATTAAGTTTCTTAAGACCTTTTAAGATCTTATTAGAACTATTAAATCCTAATAGAGGTCTTTTAGTAGACATATAAAATGTCTTATTAGATCTTAAAAGCTCTAAAGATTCTGATGTTATTAAGTTTTCATTCATGTTCAAGTCCTGTTAGAATAAATTTGTTTAATACATTATCATAAGTTAAACTGTTACACTGATAGAAATATGTTTCGCCAATACCGTACTTACAAGGTAAGCCAATGTCAACGCTGTCTTCTAATTCTTTTTTATCCATCTGCTCAATTATAGATTTCAACTGATTATATGTCATGTTATTTAAGCATTCCTTTTAATTCTAATTTAACTCGTTTGGCTGTCTCACCTCTCCAAGTACCCGCATTTGCTAAGAAGTAAAGCACTACACTTTTACCTGAATCGAAATAGTATTCATCCGTAATTTCGTTAAGAGAATACATTGCCTCAAGATAAGGTCGAGCAGAGTAGTTAACTTTAGTCCAATCATTTTCAATTTCAGTGGCAATTAATCTAATAGATCTCATTTTAAGTCTCCGGTGGTTTGCGATTCGTGATTTGCATACACCCTGCCAGATCTCAAAACCTCTGTCAAGGCCAGTAACGTGTGGTATACTCTATAAATCCTTTCTAACGCCCCTGATTTAACTCCTAAGGCGTTTAAAACTAAAGGCTAACACTACCTACCAGTTTAATTAACGCCTCTTAGATGGGCTTATATTTCTTGAGTAGTAAAGTATTCCCTTGTTAAAGAGTGCTTGAAATAATGAGTATGACTCTTTGTATACATGTACATATATAATTCTTTAATATTATCTGGCATCTTTAGAGTATCAAAAGCTACCTTAGCCGGAACCATGTAGACTCTATCAAGTGAATTCCAATGATAACCTGTACTACCTTCACCTTCGTATTTAAAATCATTATCTTCCTGTTCTAAATGCCATTCAGTACCGCCTTTCTTATTCATATTCTTTTATCCATTATATAAATACCTATTGATAAATCTTCAAGTCTAACTCTTAAATCTTTATAATCTAGCCAGTCTATACCGAAAACCCACGGTACATCATAGGTAGATTTATTAGCCTTGAAACAAACACGCGCTAATTCTCTATTGAATTCTAATCTAAGATAACCTATGTCAAGTGGTTTATAATATATATTTAATTCTTCCACAGTCTTAACTAATTTATTTCTTTCATTCATATCTATTCACCATTGGAAATTATTATGAGTAAGATAAGCGCCAATACTACTAAACAAAATACTTGTATGCCTTCCATTAATCCTCCTCCTCGCCATCCAAGTATATCATGAAGCCTAAGACAAAACTAAACGCTATTGCCAACACACAGAATAATTGTAAATATTCCATTAAATTCTCCAAAGTTATGAAGCCCACCGAAGTGGGCATTAAGTTTTATTTAAGATGCATCAAGCTCTGCTTCGGCAGCGGCTAACATTTCTCTTAGCTTCGCTAATTGCTTAAGCTTCGCAGAATCTTTCGATTTCGCTTTAGCCTTCGGCTTCTTGGCAGATTTTATTTCCTTTGCCCAAACCGTTTCAGCCTTTGGCTTAACTTCCGCCTTCACTTTAGCCTTCGGCTTTGCTTTAGTAACTTCGGCATCATCCGTCTTGACTAGCGCCATAATTTCCTTCGGAATTACTCCGGTGGTTATATACTTCTGAGCATCGCCATGAGTCATCTTTTGATTCTTATCCCCGTAGAATTTGGCTACCGATGCACCGATTCGAGCCTTAAGAATTCTGAACTTCGGATTGGCCTTGCCTTCGATCTTTAAGTTAATCTTTTGACTATCCGCCATACGTTCAGCTAGTTTAAATACTGCGAAGTCGAATTGCTTGTATGTCGCAGCTCTAGTCTGATCTATGTTTGCATATGTGTTATTCATGTATAAATACCTTGTGTTGTGAGTGAGGTCGTCTTATCGAACGCTTTCAAAGCTACAGGTCAGGTCGGGTCGGAGTCAAGCCCTTTTCGTGCGTGATTAATCATGTGCGCATTATGCATGTGTTAACACGCGTGAAAAAAGCCAGAACCGCCATTCAAGCTCTAAAATCTTCAGAATTTTCTAGCGCGTTAAAGACAGGCAGGTGCGAAGTAAACACTTGCGTGTAACGTGACGGGTGAGTTCTCACGGGCGCGTTAATTAATGCTGGGGAAATACCTGTAAGCTATTGAAATCTATGGAAACCTTTAGAGTTATTGCTAACTCTAAAGGTTCTTTTAAGCTCTCAAATGGCTGTCAAGGAGAATCCTATGGAGGAATTATGGAGAGACTCTGGAATACTTTAGAGTATTCCTTCGCGAGTGCAGGAGTGCGATGGATATCTTTGAAGATCTTTATAGTGCGCGTGGGGGTGGGCAGGTGGCCATGGGGGGGTGGGGTATATATACACAATCACATACATTTTAGAGGATTTCGAAGTGTCAACTAGACTATGGAGGCAGGTGTCTTTAGAGAATGTGTTTATGCAGGGCTTAAAAGTACTTAAGAATCTAGGGGGTACTAGTAACGTTAAGGAAAGTACTTATGCGGGGCTTATAAGCCTCTAGAGAGATATATGTATATTCATATGTAGCCCCGGTGTGGCTATAAGTAGTATAGCGTTAGGATGAGCATCTGTCAAGTCTTTTAAAATAAATAAGAAAAGACTTGACAGATGCTGTACCTAGCCCTATACTATTACCCATGACCAATAAAAAACAACTCACAACAAAACAACAAGACTTTCTAGGTTATCTAGAAGAGGTAGGAGGTGATCCGAAGAAAGCAGCAGAGCTTGCAGGTTATGCGGGGAATCATGGACAGGTTACAAAATCTTTAAAGACTGAAATAATAGACCTTGCATCCAATATCCTCGCACAATCTGCACCTCAAGCTGCACTTAAACTGACTTCAATTATGAATTCTGAGCAACCAGTACCTCAAGCTAATATAAGGCTACAGGCTGCACAGACCATCTTAGATCGTATTGGACTAGGAAAGTCTGATAGGCTAGATGTTAGTCACACTGTTTCAGGTGGAGTATTTATTTTACCTGCAAAAGAAGAGATAATAATTGAACATCCCGAAACGTAGTAGTGTTATTCCCTTTGGGTACAAAGTAACAGAAGAAGATCCTAAAATGCTAGAGGAGGTTCCTAAGGAACTTCTAGCTTTACAGGCAATCAAAGCTTTAGTTGTTGAAGGTTCGCTTAGTCTTCGTGAAGGCTCTGCTTGGTTAGAATATAAAACAGATAGAAAAATAAGTCATCAAGGGCTAAAAAACTTAATATATGAAAGATTGGGAAGTTAAGCCAGATGACTACTTAAAAGATGAAGAAGGTAACTTTGTCTTAAAGGTTGATGGTACTCCAAAGAAAAAAGGAGGTCGTAAGAAAGGTACTAAGTCCAGAGGATATAACTTTAGCTCTTCTACTAAGGCTAGACTAGCTGCTAATAAAGCAGTACGTACAAAAGAAAAGTTAATAGCAAAAGCTGAATTAAAGTTAAAGAATCAAAAGAACTCTCTGAAGACTTCGCGATCTACCCTGAATAAGTTAGACAATAAAGAAGTATCAACTGAAGGTAAGATTGTAGCAGACATAGAAAGTCTACCTACTAGCTTAAGAGAAGAAGCATTAGAGAATGTTATCTTCAGACCAAACGAAGGCCCCCAGACAGACTTCTTAGCAGCCCCTGAGACAGACGTTCTCTACGGAGGTGCAGCAGGGGGTGGTAAGTCCTATGCGATGATCATAGACCCTCTGAGGTTTGCTCACAGGTCTGCACACAGGGCTTTGATACTTCGACGTTCGATGCCTGAACTAAGAGAGTTAATAGATAAGTCTAGGGAGTTATATCCTAAGGCTTTTCCGGGTTGTAAGTTTAGAGAAGTTGAGAAGATCTGGACGTTTCCTAGTGGAGCTAAACTAGAGTTTGGTTATCTCGAAAGAGATGCAGACGTTTATCGCTATCAGGGACAAGCATATAGTTGGATTGGTTTCGATGAGATCACTCACTTAACAACAGAGTTTGCTTGGAACTACTTAGCCTCACGACTAAGAACAACAGATGCTCTAATTACACCTTATATGCGCTGTACAGCTAACCCCGGTGGTGCTGGTGCAACGTGGGTAAAGAAGCGATATGTAAGTCCATCTCCACCTAATACATCGTATGTGGGTCAGGACGGTTTAACAAGAAGATTTATACCAGCACGTTTAGAAGACAATCCGTATCTGTCTACAGATGGTAGATACGAACAAATGCTTAAAGCTCTACCAGAAGTACAACGTAGACAGCTCCTAGAAGGCAACTGGGATATTACAGAAGGTGCAGCCTTTACAGAGTTCGATATGGCTGTTCATGTTATTACACCTTTTGAAATACCTGTAGGTTGGGAAAGAATAAAAGGAATTGACTACGGCTATGCCTCTGAAAGTTCTTGTATCTGGGGTTGTGTTGATCCTAGTGACGGAACATTAATCATATACAGAGAATTATATCGTAAAGGTTTAACAGGTGTTGACCTAGCTGCAATGATTACTAATATGGAGCTTGAAGACCCTTTTTCTGTTTCAGGTGTATTAGACACAGCAGCATGGAATAGAACAGGTACAACAGGCCCTACAGTTGGAGAGACACTTCAACGTGCTGGGCATAAACTGCGTAGAGCAGACAAGAACAGAATTCAAGGAAAGATTCAAATCCACGAATACTTAAGAGTTCAACCAAGCGGCAGACCAAAAATACAAATATTCAATAGCTGTCCTAACTTGATAAAAGAACTCCAAAGTATTCCTCTGGATAAATCTAACCCCGAAGATGTTGATACACATGCTCCTGATCATGCTTATGATGCCTTAAGGTATCTTATTATGTCTAGGCCAAGAGTAAATGATATCTTTGGTCAGCTTAGACACATGAGAATGGAACAGGCTTATACTCCTGTTGATTCGGAATTTGGATACTAATAATAAGAAACTTCGGCTACTAACTAGTAGTAAAATAATTATATAACTTAATCGAGGATTTAAAATGTCAGCAGTAAATATTAGAGATACGGGACGTAACTCAGCAAAAACAGGTGACGTAAGAGGACTTGCATCTCGCGTAGAAACTACTAACCCTACACAACAAGTAACAACTCTTCAGGAAGTCAAAGTGACTACTGGTACTATTGCCGTAACTGACGATACAAATACTATCGTTACTATCGCACAGCCAGCAGGTACAATCCTAACAGATTTGATTGCTTATCCAGCAGGTAACATTGTTACAGGCGGTTCTTCAGGTAATGACCTAGACATCTCTATTGGTACTGCATCTGCTGGCGCACAGCTACTTGCAGCTACAGCTCTTCTAGATGACGGTGGTGCTGCTGTAACTTGGACTGCTAACGTGCCTTTGAATATCATTTCAAATGCTAGTGGTAAAGCAGCCAACCAGTTTGCTACAACAGGTATCGGCCCTAAAGGTGGCCCAGCCACTACAGAAGCTATCGTAATTGCAGCAGCTTTGTACAGTGCAGCAGCACGTAATATCTTTGTTACTCTGCGACCTATTGGTGCTGACTTAGCAACTGCTGCTACGACTGTTACTTATATCGCTAGGTTCCAAGAACTATAGAGCTAGTTAACGCAGGGTTCTGTTAACTCAACAGGACTCTGTGTATTTTTAACTACAACATTGCAACAGAGTTTATGGTTTGCTAAGGAAAATAAATGAGTTCAGACAACAGCCTTACATCTAACGGCTTATATTTTGAAGAAGTCGAAGACGAAGATGGCCTCCAGCTTACGCTAGAAGAGTCACTCCGTATTAATTTCGTTGGTCTTCTTATGGATCGTTACGAACAGGCTGAAAGTGCTAGAGACTTGGACGAGCAAAGATGGCTTACTGCTTACCACAACTATCGTGGTCTGTACGGTAAGAACGTCCGTTTCCGTGAATCAGAGAAGTCTAGAGTTTTCGTCAAAGTTACAAAGACTAAAGTTCTAGCAGCCTTCGGACAGCTTGTTGATGTTATATTCGGTGGTAACAAGTTTCCTATCGGTGTTGCTGAAACAAAAGTACCAGAAGGTATTAGCGAGTATGCTCATCTAGATCCTCAGAACCCTTTACCGGGTTTAGAAACAACCAGCGAAAGAAAAGAAGACAAAGAAGAAAAAGAAGAGAACCCTTTTGATGTTGGTTTTGATGGTGACGGTAAAGTACTAAAGGCAGGAGCTACTTATGGTTCAGGTACTTTTGATGATGTTCCTCTTGAAGTACTAGGAGCAGAGAAGCTTACTGAAGGCCCTGCTGTAACAGCTGAAAGCATACAGGTCAGCCCTGCTAAAGAGGCTGCAAGACGTTTAGAGAAGCTTATACACGATCAAATTGAAGAGTCTAACGGTGCTAGTGAAATACGTAACGCGCTTTTTGAGTCTGCTCTTTTTGGAACAGGCATTATCAAAGGCCCTTTCAACTTCAACAAAACTTTAAACCGTTGGGAAGAAGATGAAGAGGGTAATAGAACACACAAGCCTGTTGATGTACGTGTCCCTCGTATTGAATTTGTAAGTCTTTGGGACTTTTTCCCAGACCCCAATGCTACCAACATAAACGAAGCAGAGTACGTTTTTCATCGTCACAGGATGAACCGTACTAAGATACGTTCACTGGCTAGAATGCCTTACTTTGATAAAGATGCTATTAGACAGGCTCTTGCTTTAGGCCCTAACTACGAAGAAAAAGATTATGAGCAAGAGCTTAAAGATGATCATCGTACTGGTGAAGAAGGCGGTGGTCAGTTTGAGGTACTAGAGTACTGGGGCGTTATTGATGCTGAATACGCCCGTCAAGTAGGTATGGATATACCCGACGAAGTAGATGATCTAGACGAAGTACAAGTAAATGCTTGGATCTGTAATGGACAGATGCTACGAGCAGTTATCAATCCTTTTACACCCTTTAGACTTCCTTATCACGCTTTCCCTTACGAACGTAACCCTTATAGTTTCTTTGGTATTGGTGTAGCAGAGAACATGGATGACTCTCAGAGGATCATGAACGGTCATGCGCGTATGGCTATTGACAATCTAGCTCTTTCAGGATCTCTTGTCTTTGATGTAGACGAAACAGCCTTAGTAGGCGGTCAGAGTATGGAGATTTACCCCGGTAAAGTCTTTAGAAGACAAGCAGGTATGCCCGGAACAGCTATTAACGGTTTGAAATTCCCTAATACTTCACAAGAAAACATGATGATGTTTGATAAGTTCCGTCAGTTAGCTGATGAACAGACAGGTATCCCTAGTTATTCGCACGGTCAGACAGGTGTACAGAGTATGACACGTACTGCATCTGGTATGTCTATGCTACTGGGTGCTGCATCTCTTAATATTAAGACAGTTATTAAGAATCTTGATGATTTCTTGCTAAAACCAATGGGCGAGTCTTACTTCCAGTGGAATATGCAGTTCTTAGAGTCTAAGTTAAACGTTAAAGGGGACTTAGAAGTAAAAGCAACAGGTACTAATAGCCTTATGCAGAAAGAAGTACGTAGTCAACGTCTTACTATGTTCTTACAAACTGCTCAAAACCCTGCTATAGCGCCTTTTATTAAAATGAACAAGCTTATTAGTGAACTAGCTTACAGTCTTGACCTTGATCCAGACGAACTGATCAACAATCCAGAAGAAGCAGCACTGATGGCTCAAATTATAGGGATGCAAAACAATGTTGGACAAGCAACTGGCTCGGAAGCTGGCCCCGCTGGTGAACAACCCGGAGATGTGGCTCCCACTGAAGGAGTACCTCAGCAGCCTCAAGACCTTGGAGCAACAGGTACTGGCGGTGGCAACATCGGAACTGGAGCTGTTCCGCAGTCAGGGGAAGCTGAGTTCTCTGGGTAAACTAGAGCAGCTGAAAGACATTGTAAAATCAGAATTGGAGAGAAAGTATGATGAATAAGAAAAAATATGCAGAAGGCGGTTCAATGCTTGTACCACCTGAAATGGCTCTAGAAGAAGAAGAGTCTATGATGCCTCCTGAAGAACCTGTAGACACTTTTACACCAGAAGAACAGGCAACAGCTTCAGAAGAGCAGCTCCCTGATGATGAAATGGAAGGAGCTTATCTAGAGGAAGTGCTAGGTCAGTCTTTAGACGAGACAGAACAAGAGTATTTAATAGGAGTATTGGAATCAGATTCAATGCTTAGTGAAATCTTTGATAAAGTCATAACGACTGCATCAGAGTTTTCTGGGGCTGGAGAAGTTGAAGGCCCCGGAACAGGTGTATCAGATTCTATTCCTGCGCGATTAAGCGATGGAGAGTTTGTGGTCACTGAAGAAGCTACTAGTGAGATCGGTGCAGATAATCTTCAAGTAATGATGGATGATGCTGAACGAAAAGCTAGTGGAGGTCTGGCGGGTTACGCCCAAGGAGGTTTACTTAATAATCCTTATGGACTATATGAGGAACCAGAGCAGGAGGAAGATGAATACCTAAGAGAGAAAACTATGTTAGGTTCTAATCAGATCCCAGATAGCTTAAAGCAAATGCCCAGCCTTATGGGAAACCGCCAATAAAATAAAATAAGTACGGCTACCTTGTAGTACAAGCACCCATTTCTAAAGACGTTTGAAATAGGCTACCTTGAAAGAAACAAGCCCCGTAGAAAGGAGAGTAGAATGTCCGAACAGGCACACGAAGAGGAAGAAGTATCCAATCCATATAATGCGCGTAAAGCGTGGCACAAGCAGGGGTCTTCAAAGACTTCTCAAAATGCAGGTGAAAGCTTATATTATGAAGAAGATAACGAACCTCAACAACAGAAGGCTACCCGTAATAAAAAGGCCCCTTCTGATGATGATGAAGGCCAACCCAGTACTAACTATAAGAAGCGTTACGACGACCTAAAGAAACATTATGATCAGAAACTTAACGAATTTAAACGAAAAGAGCAGGACATGTTGGAACAGACCCAAGCGTCTGAACCTGTGTACGAAGCTCCAAAGTCTCAAGAGGACTTAGATCGTTTTAGAGAAGAGTTTCCTGATCTGTATGATACGGTAGAAACTGTAGCTCATATGCGTAGCCAACAAGAAGTGGAAGCGTTGCGTTCTAAGCTTTCTGTCATTGAAGGCAGAGAAGCACAGATTGCAGCACGAGAAGCTGAGACGGCTCTACAAGAAAGGCATCCAGACTTTGACACAATCAGAGGTGACGATAACTTTCACGACTGGGCGAAAGAGCAACCGAATCAAATTCAGGCTTGGATTTATGATAATCCTGATGATGTTAGTTTAGCAATTAAAGCGTTAGATCTTTATAAGTTAGATACAGGTAAAGGGCAAACTACTCAAAAGAAACGTCCGAATCGAAAGCAAAGTCAAGGCTCTGCTGCTGATATAGTTTCTACTAAAACAACAAATGTAGATTCTAAAGAAGCTAGGATTTGGACAGAGGGCGAAATAGCGAAAATGTCCATTGATCAGTTTGATAGGTATGAACAAGAAATCAACCTAGCTATGATCGAAGGAAGGGTTCGTAGATGATAATCTTTCTACTTTAAGGAGTAATTTTAAATGGCTTTTAACCAATCAGACGCTCTATTTGAGCAAGGCACAGACACCAACGGTAACTTTGGTAACTCTGTATCAGGACAAACTAACTCGTTTTTCCTACCAAAAGTATATTCAAAACAAGTACTGAACTTTTTCCGTAAGTCGTCAGTAGCAGAAGCTATTACGAACACGGATTATGCTGGTGAAATTGCAGCATACGGTGACAGTGTACGAATCATCAAAGAACCCGAAATTACTGTTTATCAGTATGAGCGTGGCGCAGACGTAACAAAGACAGCTTTGACCGACCAAGAAGTTACTCTTGTTATTGATACTGCTAACGCATTCAAGTTCATTGTTGATGATATTGAAACAAACATGTCGCATGTAAACTTCCGCGATGTAGCAACCTCTTCAGCTGCTTACGCTCTGCGTGATGCTTTTGATGCAGGTGTTATTGCTACTATGTTTGCTGGTGTTTCTGCATCAAGCCCTAATCATATCTTGGGTTCTGACAGTGCAACTGACCTTGCTGCTGGTACTTTCGACGGTACTGGTAACTTGGATATCGGTTTCGGCTCTTCAGAGCATGATCCTATTGATGTTCTTTCTCGTATGGCTCGTCTTCTTGACGAACAGAATGTACCTGAAGAAGGTCGCTGGTTCTTGGCATCTCCTGAGTTCTATGAAATCCTAGTACAAAGCTCTTCTAAGCTTCTGTCAGTGGATTACAATGCAGGACAGGGTTCAATCCGTAACGGTTTGGTAAGCTCCGGTAAGCTACGTGGCTTTGATATGTATAAGACTAACAACATTGCTGCTGCATCTAATGCTGCTGGTAAATGTCTTGCTGGTCACATGTCAGCTACTGCTACTGCTCAGACTATCACTAGCACTGAGGTCATCCGTGATCCAGATAGCTTCGGTGATATTGTACGTGGTCTACATGTATATGGCTCTAAAGTCCTTCGTGGTGACGCGATGGTTTCAGCCTTCTACGGTATCGACTAAATAGTACGGGGGCTGTAAAAGGCCCCCAATCTTTAACTAAGCAACGGAGACAGCAATGGGTCTAAGTAAGAATCTATTCAAATCGATGAGAAAATTAATGAATCAAGTTAACGCACAGAGTTACCCAGATGTCGCACAGTTAGACAATTCTATTTCAAGACATTCAGCAGGTAATGTGTTTGGTATGCCTACTGAAGAAAAGGTAACATTTAAAAAGGGTGGAAAGGTTAAAGGCGGTAAAGTAAAGAACTATACCAACAAAGCTAAACCCTGTTAAGAATTACTGGAGATAAAAATGCCACAGCTAGGTTCAGATGAAAAGCCTTTAATGATGCGCCAGACCATAGCTGGTAAAGGTAGCAGAACTCGTAAAGGTGCAAACGTAGCTTTATACAAAGAAAACTACGATAAGATTTTTAATAAAAGCTCTGAACATAAAAGTGACAGAGCGCTTAGTAAAACTTTTTCAACGGAGCAAGACTCATGAATAAAAGACAAGGTTATATGGGCGGTGGATACGGTACTAATATTTCACCTATGGACATGAAGAATAAAAGTATGATGGATGAGCAAATGCGTACTCCTAAAATGAAAGGCGGTATGATGATGTCTAAAGGTAACGCTAGTATTTCTGCAATGGAAGAAATGTGTTCTGCCAAAGCAGGTAGGAACAACAGCGTATCTTCTAAGTGAAAGGTGTAAAGCATTTTAAGAAGGATGGTACTGAGTACACAGGTAATACTCATAAGATGCCTGACGGTTCTTTGCACACAGGAAAAACACACGGTAAAACAAGCGTGAAGTTATTCCATAAGAAAGACCTATCTAAGAAATCTAGGGCAAAAACAGGGAAGTAAATAATGGCAATAACTTTTCTAACTTTAGCTAATGAAATCTTACGGGAAATAAATGAAGTTGAGCTTACAAGTTCTTCTTTTTCTAGTTCCGTAGGAATACAGACGCACGTAAAAGATGTTATTAATAGAGCATATTTTGATATGGTTAATGAAGAACCTCAGTGGCCTTTTCTAGCTGCTGATGAAAGCGGTGCTACAGACCTTATGTATGGTAATGCGTATGTAGAAACAGTTGCGGGTACTCGTTGGTATGAGTTAAAACCTGCAAGTTCTTCTATTACTACAGATTATAGTTACATAGATTGGGATCATTTTCTTTTAACAACTGTTGGCGTTACTGGTGAATCGGCTCCGCACACCATCCGTAACATAAAATTTACAACTATTGAAGAGTGGAAAGATTTCTTTAGGGTTTCTCAGAACCAAGATGCTTCAGATACTCAACAGTACGGCGTTCCTTCTCGCGTAATACGTAGCCCGGACAGTCGTAAGTTTGGGCTAAGTCCTATTCCTGATAAAGTATATAGAATCTGGTTCTATGCCTACGTACAACCAACAGCCCTTTCAGCACACTCAGATGTTTTAGTATTCCCTGACTCGTACTCATCTGTTCTTTTAAACAGGGCGCGTTACTATGTACATCAGTTTAAAGACAATTCTCAAGGTGCTGCGTTTTCAAATGACGATTATAAGAAAGGCTTAAAGAACATGAAACTAGTATTAATGGGGCCTACTCCAGTTTATATGAAAGACGACAGAATGAGATTCGTTTAATATGCCGGGTTCTCAACCTTTTGGTTTGTCGTGCAAAGGTGGTTTAAATACAAACTTAAATCAATTTGAAATGTTAGCACAGCCCGGATTAGCTACCGACCTAGAGAACTTTGAGGTTGATACTGATGGCGGCTATCGTAGGATTAATGGCTTTGCAAGATTTGGAGCTAATAATCCTGACGGCGCTAACCCTATTTTAGGCTTGTTTGTATATGCTGATGGTTTAATAGCCTGTTCAAGTACAAACATCTACTTCACTTTAGAGGGAACAACTTGGCTTCAGATAAACAAAGCGAGTGTTGCAAGTGGTGGAGACAACTACACAGCCTTTACAGGTCGTTCAGCGTTAGCTAGGACTTCACAGGGCCAGTGTAACTTTACTGTCTATGAAGGAGATACTACATACGGCGAACTTGTAGTCGTTGACGAGTCTTCTAACAACAAGCCTTTCTATTTTAAAATGACAGGCACTGGTGCGCTTAGCAATAGAACATACTTTGCTAAAGAAATAACAGTGTCTGGTACTGTTAGCCCTACTACTTGCACAGTACACGATAGACACTTAGTAGTTGCAGGAGACAACGATAATCCTAACACGATTTTTTATAGCGGTACTGATGACATCGTTAGTTTTTCAAGTAGTGGATCAGGTAGTGTTAAACTAGACGACAAGGTAATTGGTATACGTGGCTTCCGTTCTGATCTTGTAATATTTTGTAAAAACAGTATCTATAAACTTACGAATATTAATAATTCCAGCACTATTGCAGTTCAGCCTATAACTAAAAACGTAGGTTGCCTAGACAATCACACTATTCAAGAAGTTTCAGGTGACTTAATATTTTTAAGCCCTGACGGTGTACGGACAATTGCAGGTACAGCACGTATCGGTGACGTTGAGTTAGGCTCAGTCAGCCGTCAGATACAGAGTATTGTAGAGACTGTTGCAGGTGATATTTCAAATCTAATTGTAGACAGCGTTGTATTGCGTCAGAAATCACAGTACAGGCTATTTTATACTACGCTAACACAAGCCGCAAAAGAATCAAAAGGCATTATAGGTTCTTTAACTTCTAACGGCTTTGCATGGTCGGAAACATTTGGAATACAAGCAAGAGCAGTTACTTCGGGGTTTAGTTCAGACGGAACAGAAAAAACATTTCACGGAGATAGCGAAGGTTATATTTATACTCATGATGTCGGTAATTCTTTTTTACATTTGAATGTTGAAGCCGATATACGCGCAACCTATAAAACACCTAACTATGACTTCGGAGACTTTGGAACACGTAAGAACATGCGCTACGTTAAGCTTTCTTTTAGTCCCGAAGGTATAGCGGAGCCAGTACTGAGAGTACGCTACGACTATGAGGACGATGCCGTCCCTCAACCACTAGACTATACAATGACAACAGTACCAACACCCGCTATTTTTGGAACATCAAAATTTAGCGACACTATTTTCGGGGCATCTAACGATCCTCTAGTTCGACAAGCGGTTCAAGGCGGTGGATACTCAGTAAGTTTTAGAATCCGCACCGACGATAAGAACCCACCTTTTTCAGTAAACGGTATGTATATTGATTATATGCCATCGACAGGGAGATAAAAAATGGCAGGTACGAGTTATACTAGGCAGAGTACTTTTGCTGATGGAGATACAATCACAGCGGCTCTTTTTAATACTGAATTTAATAAAATAGTTTCAGCCTTTGCTTATGCCAGTAGCGGGACAACAGGACACCAGCATGATGGTGGGTCAGGAGAAGGTGGTAACATTGAAGTTATCGGTGACCAAAACTTCTTAAACAAGATTTTAGTTGACAGCAGTAACAACCGTTGGGGGTTTTTTGTTGAGGTCAGTGGTTCAGCAGTTGAACAGATACGCATTCAAGACGGAGCTATTGTTCCTGTTACTGATTCAGATATTGACTTAGGTACTAGCTCACTAGAGTTTAAAGATTTATTTCTTGATGGTACTGCTCATA